CGAATCCGAAAAGCGCCTTCTGAGTGCTGTAGACACCGCCCGCGTCCTGACCGAACACCAGGTTGGATTCTCCGATAGTGTCGGTACGCTTCGTGCCGGTGCCAGTGTACGTCTGGGACCACAGAGCGGTCCACTGGCTTACCGTCGTCTGAGGGGCCAGTGGAGTGGCTGGCTTGGCAGGGTATACCGGGACCGCCGGGGGTGCGGTGATGTCGCTCCGCATCGGGTAGTCGACGTACGTGTAGCTGGCCCCGTTCCAATACCGGCCGCGCAGTCTACCGTCGTACCTCATCCACAGGTTCGTCGGGTCGGTCTCCGGCGGGTCGGCTGCGAACATTGGCACCACGAACCGCTGTTGGCGGAGCTTGCTTTCGATGAGCGCTTCAACCTGCGCGGCGAACTTGCCTTCCGGAGTCGTGGGGACGCTCTTGCTGGTCATACCGACCCTCCGGAATCTACCTCGGGCAGAACCACGTCGTTGAGGTTGACCGTGATCTTCGCCGTGTTGTTGTCGGGATCTATCTCTCGACTAAGAATGCGTACGTTCTTCTGGTCAATGTTCAGGAATCTGTCCCGCACCACGATGCGGCACCGATCTCCCTTGCCGTAGGTCATCCAGTCTGGATTGTCCAGCCGCACCAGGAAGCTCATGCCTCCGAGTACGTTCGACCGGTAGAGCCGCTCAGCCCGAGCGTAGCTGGCGAGCTGCGGCGTGGTTAGTGCCCCGCTGTATGTGGTCACCTGGTCGGTTCTGAGGACGTTACGCAGCCCGAGATCCGGGTCGCTGTCGCTGCCCCATGGAGTACTCTCCGCGTTCGGGCCCTCTCCCACTGCCCACACCCGGCGAGCCACTCCGCTGGCGTCTTCTTCCATGTCCTCAATGCGGAGAATGTTGCCGCCGTCCGGAGTCTTGAGGAACACGAGCCCGGGCACCACCCCGCCCCGTTGCGGGAGGTAGAACTGCACGCGGAGGCGGGGGTAGGAGTCGCTGGCGTAGTAGGGCTCCACCTCCCACTCGAAGCCGCCGTTTGCGTAGCCGCCCAGCGTATCTAGATGCGCGCCCAGCGTCTTGAAGTCAACGCCCGCTTGGATGTAGTCGCGATTGAAGCCGGTGGTGTAGTTGGCCGTCTCGATGATGGGCGTGCCGTAATTGATGCCCTCGAGGTACGCCTTGTCGATGATGGCCTTCGCGATAGTGAGCTGTTCAACGTTCGTGAAGGTCTGAGACAACGCGCTGTTGCCATACACGCTCGGCCCGACGACGATGCGGTAGAACCAGCTCTTCCAGTCGATTGCAGTAACGGCCAGGGAGTTGCTGTCGCTGTCCCATTCCCGGTTGACCACTGGTCCGCCGAAGCTGATGTGCCCGTCTCCGGGCGTGGCGTAGATGGCCGCTGCGTACGGCGTGGTCATGCTGCGGATATTTTCAATGACAACGGAGTTGTCCGGCACCGTCACCTTGCCCGTGAACGTCGTACCGCCGTTGACGACCTCCGTCCACTTGGCATCTCGAATGTCCAGCATGCCCATGCGCGTGCGGCGCACGGGGTGATGCACTGGATACTGGAGTACTGGTGCCGACACCGGACCCTCCCTCTTCTACCGCAGCCTAGACTACGGTTCCGTTGATCTTCTTCCAGATGTAGTTGACGGTCGTCTCGATGGCGGCCAGGCGACCGTCCCGCTTCGCGGTCTCCTGCGCGATGCGTCGGGGGAGGAACCGCAGGAACGCCCCGGCAGTCGTGCTGTCGTACGTCTCCGGAGTGGTGCCCTTCGGCTTCTCCGGGTCGGCCATGGCGTACAGCCAAACCTTCTGTGCGATGGCTTCGACGTCCTCGTCGCTGAGCGTGCGGGCCACGTTGCTCTCCTTCTTCGGAATACCCAGGTCCTTGATGCCCAGGTTTCCGATGTAGTTGTCTGCCTTCTGCGAGTAGTCGCCCGAGAAGTGCACATGCTCGGTGTGCGGGCTCGGCCCCGTGTACATCTCGGTCTTCCACCCGTTGCTCTTACGCCAGATGCGGCGCTTGTAGATGATGTACTTGAACGGGACGTAGGCTCCCGACCGTGCCAGCTTGATCAGGTACTGCACGAGCTGTTCGGCGGTGAAGCCGTACTGGTCGTTTAGATCGCTGTCCATGTCCCAGGCGCGGACCTCGTTCAGCTTGTCGCCGTCCCGGTACTCGGCCTTGCCGGTGATGTCCGGGTTGTGACCGCTGGTACCGCTGGCGTGAGTCTGGTCGCCGATGGTGCCGTCGCTCTTCTTGTCGCGCTTGGGGAACCGGGCGTTGATGTTGCCGCGGAAGCTCTCAAGCCCCTTGGTCAGCACCCACGATGCCATCTTCGTCCACCTCCTCGTTCGGCCAGTCGGTTTGCTCGAGGTCTTCCCACGGGTCAGGGATCTCCTCGCCCGCGTATCTCTCGAGGTCTTCCTCCGGTTGGCTCATGATTCTCCTAGATGGGGTAGGTGATCTCGCCAGCGAGGTAATCGCTAGCCGCCCAGGCTGCCGACCAGGGCGCCGTAGCACCAATGGTACCGCCCGTAGCGTCGGGAACCATGCTGACCACACCCAGGTTGCTCGACGGGATGTAGAGCGTAGCCGCCCGAATGTCTCCGCCAGAGCTACGGCGGATCATGCCTGCACCCATAGCAGGCTGACCACTACCCAGCGCCGCATTCGCAGCAACTGGAAGCGTGATGAGATACTGGCCGCTACCGGCATTTACGCCGGAAGAACCGAACTGAATGAAGAAACCCACCGTGACGGTATTGCCCGGTCCGTAGAAGTACCATCCGAGAGCCGTACTACCCGTACCGAGAGTCGGGTTGGTGGTGCTCGCCTGTAGCGCCGGTGTGTAGCTTGTCCTACGACCGCCTACACTCACCCAGCCACCACCGGCATAGATGTATAGGCCGCCCGGATTCGAGCTGTCGATGACGGTTACCTGATCGCCGGTCTGCGGGTCCGCTGGGAAGTCCGCGTTGAGCGTCATCGTGTGCCGACCGAGACGTGCGTACTTGCGCTTGTGGCTCAGGGTGGCTGCCGCCAAGTTCGTACTGCTGGCGGGAACCGTGAAGTCGGCCACTCGTAGCCACGCGCCGGGGTGGTAGAACGACCCTGCGGGCGCGAACTGACTGTCCGACACGGGGTTCGGGCTGGCCGCCGGAGTGCCGCTCACAACCTCCCAGGTCGCCTTGCTGCCTGCCGGGTCCGCACCGTAGTCAGTGTCGATTACCCGCAGGATCAGGCTGTCCACGCGCGGCAGGCTCGTGCTGGCAGGCCAGGCAAGAGTCTCTGTCGCATTGTTCCAGACGTAGTACCCGCCCTGCGTGGTCACCGCCTCCGTGCCCATGAGTACTGCGTCCCCGGCGCCGATCTGCAAGCTCATGGCACCGCCACTCGGCGTGAGGGTGAAGTCGTTGTATCGGAAGAAGCCGGACCGCTTACCGGCCAGACCGCTGACCAGATTGCGGTACAGGTTGGCCGGATGCTGAATACCACTCTGGCCTAGGAACCCCGCCACTGCCTGAAGCGTCATTGCAATTCTCCTATTCCCACGCCGAGTATCCGGTGATGGTTACGCTGGCATTGGCGTCGTACTCGGCATATAGTCGAATGCTGTTGCTACCGGGTGCCAGTTGCCAGAACGTACCTGTGTAGTCCAGGCTCACGGGTGAGCCATTGAGCAGTGCGATTTGATTCTTGAAATCCAGAACGAACTGGTCAGTAGTAGCCAGCGCCACGTTGAACCCGATGGACTTGCCGGTAGTATCGTTGGCCAGACGCCAAGCGCCTTTGTTGAGAACCCCGTTGAGTGTGGCCGTGAAGTTACTGCTGTACGCGGTCCCCTTGTTGTTGACGCTGGTGCCGTTTCCGGTGCCACTCACCGAAGCGCCGAACGTCATGGGGAAGGTAACCGGGAAGGTATGCCCGACCGTACTCGTAGCCGCGACGCCCGCGCTACCGCTCAGCACTTCAGTGCTGTACCGGAAAGGATCTTCTAGGACGAGGACCGTGGTCCACCGGAAGCCCGTCTGCACAGCAGACCAGTCGAGTTCTACCGGCCCGCTCCGCCGTGCATTGGCGAACTTGGGCACCGCTTCATACCGGGTCAGCACCAACGACTGATTGCGCGGGAAGGCATCCCGCGCCAGCACGTCAGCGAGGGCCTCAGCCTCCGCCTCACTGGCCGCCAGCACGTACCCGCCGACCGTGACGTACTTGCTCCTGATCGGGTAGAAGCTGGCGCTACTGCTACCATCTCTATAACTGCCCAGCTCTACGAGAGACTCTTCTGGATCCCCGGTGTCCTTCCATCCATCCATGATGTCCAACCCCCACACCTGCGCTCCCGCAGGGAGCACCGAGGAGTCGTTGAACGTGACGGTGTTGGCGACCACCTTGTGCTTGAAGATCGTGGCCATATCACACTCCTGCGGGAGAGGGGGTTGGGAGGGCAGCCGCAACGACGCCCCCGGTAAGCGCGTACTTCATTCGGTCCAGGCTGTACTTGGCCACCGCGCTGGCGCTCATTCCGGGTAGCGCATTGACCGTCTGGTTGTATTGGAACACCGACCCGCCCACAGCAGCACTTGCCGCGTTCTGCTGCGCTTGCGCCGCGCTCTTGCTGGCCGTGAGTTGCACCGTAGGAATGATGCTCGAGGTCGCTAGCTGCTGGGCGGCGAGCGCCACCTGGCGCTTGAGGCTCAACAGGCCGTCGAGCAGACCCTCCGTGGTGAACCTGCCCAGGTTGAACATGATGCGGCTCGGGCTCTTGATCTTGAGCGCTTTCTTGATGCGCGCCACCATCGCATCGGCGATCTTATCCATCTGCCTTTGAATGGCCACCTGCTGCTTTTGGAGACCAGCCACCAATCCCTGCGCAGCCTTGAGTCCGGCGCCGTACATGGCATCCGCCGTGGTCTTACCCACGCTTTTGGCCGCACTGGTGAGCTGCCCCTGGAGCGCGTTGAACTCCTTGATGGTGGCGCTGCTGGCACCAGCCAGAGCCGCAGCCATGGCCCCGCCGTCGGCTGCCCCGGCATCCACGAGCTGCTGCAACAGGTCCTTGTTGAGACCACGCTTGGCAAGGTTCGCGATGTTTGCCGCGAACTTCTTGGCCTGGTCGACAGCCGCCTGGAAACGCTCCTTGGTCAAGTCCAGGTTGACGAACGTCTGGCCGCTGGTGACCAAGCTGAACGTATCCTTGGTCTTCTGCACGGCATTGGCGTAAACGTCGTTGTACGCCTTCTGCACATCGGCCAGCTTGGTCTGCGCGTTCTTGAGCTGTGCGGCAACAGTGTTCGTGCGATTGACCAACGCCGTAAGCTGTCGGGTGCCGCTGGCAAGCGTGCTCAGGACGCTGTTGCGCGCACCCCTCTTGATGAGCTTGTTGCTGAACGCGTCGTTGATGTAGTTGGCCAGCTTGTTCGAGGCGGCCTTGATCTGTGCGGCACTGCCCAGCAGCCCCTTTTCAAGACCCTGCACCACGTATCGACCGATGGTGATCATGGCCTTGGATGGAGACTTGATCTTCAGCGTGCTCCGGATGCCACTCATGACCGAGCTACCCAAGCTGCGCGCGGCGTCCGCAGCCGCACCAATGCCACTACGCAGCCCGTTGATAAGCCCCTGCACGGCATCGCGGCCTGCACTGGCCAGGAGGCTACCCAGGTTGCCCAGAGCGCCCTTGATGCGTCCTGGCAAGCCGCGCGCCAGACTCACCGCATTGTTGATGCCGCCGGAGAACGCGCTCTTGAGCGCATTCCACGCACTGACCGCCAGGCTGCGCAGGTTCCCCACCAGCGCACTAATAGCACTGCGAGTGCGGCCGGGCAACTGGCGAGCAAAGCTGACCGCTGCGTTGACTCCCGCTACGAAGGCACTACGCGCAGCGTTCCAGGCGCTGCGAGCCAGGTTGGCCACCACCCCCGGCAGAGCGGCCAGCGCCGCACCGATGCGCCGGGGCACGTTGATGCTCAGGCTTACCAACGTACCGATCATCTGGCCGAACAGGAATGCGGCCTGCGTAGCCGTGTTCTTGATAAGGTTCCAGACGACCCCGGGCAGCGCAGCCAACCCAGCTCCGATGCGGCCGGGCAGAGCCGTGAAGAAGTTCACGATACTAGTGATGGCCGTACTGACTGCCGTCACCACTGCGTTGAACCCGTTCACGATGAAGTTCTTGGCCGCAGTCACGAACTCCACGATCTTGCCCGGTATCTGCGCCAGGCCACCGATGAATTGCATGATTGCTGTGTACACCTGAAGCATCACGGAGATGATTCCGTAGAACACTCGCAGGAAGGCGACAATGCCGCTCACGATAGTCGGGATGAGCGGGATGATGGCTTGCAGGGCCGTTGCCAGGTTTCCCGCGAAGGCCGCAGCTAGCTGGGCGATGACCGGCAATAGCTGCTGGGCGATGGATAGCAACGCCGGGAGGTTGTCCATGAGCGACTGAGCCAGCACCTGCCCGAACTGGATCATGACAGGTAGCAGCGGCCGGAACGCCTGGAGCAACGCCAATCCAGCCTGAGCAGCAAGCGGCAAGCCCTGCACGAGAGCCTGCTGAATAACCGGAGCCAGCTCCTTGAGCACGCTCACGAGACCCTGACCGAGCAGGCCGATAACCGGCCCCAGCTCGCTCGCAATAGAGCTCAGGGCACCAGCCGCCAACTGAGCGAACAGCGCCACAGCCTGCGCAAGGGGAGGGAGGAGGGGGGCAACGGCGATGACCACGTCGGCAATCGCCTTAGCCAGCGGTGCGAACGCTGGAGCCAGCGCCTGAACCACCTGCAACAGCACCGGCCCGAGTTCGGTGGCAATGCGGGTAAGTGCTGGCCCCAGCGCACCAGCCAGAGCACCCGCGAGCGTGGTGATGACCGGGCTTAGCTGGCTGGCTACGTCGCTGATGCCCTGGAACAGGCTGCGCAACGCGGCCGAGCCCTCCGCGCTGTTGAGGAACGTAGCGAACGCTCCGGTTACCTTCTCGATGGTTTGCAGCAGCCCGCCACCGGTCTGCCCGGCAGCCTGGAACACCGACTGCAAGATGCTGCCGACGTTCTGCAGGATACCGCCCAGCGTCTTGAGCGTCCCGATGGCCGTATCTATCCACTCGTTGAGCCGACCGTCGCTAGCGATGGCGTTCAGCCAGTTGCCGAACTTGACGCCGAGGTCCCCTACCGCACCACCGAGGTTGAGCAGCAGGGGCATCCCCACCTCCCCCACTGCCCGCAGGCCCGTGAGGATGGGCTCGATGGCTGGCCGCACGCTGTTGAGCGCGTCTCGGAACGTGGAGATGCTGTCCTCGAGGAAGGTGACCGTACGCCCCTCGGTAGCGAAGGCTGCTATCTGCTTGGTCACCTCCCCGAAGTCATGAGCCATTCCGATGATGTGCGGTCGGAACTGTTCTAGGATGTCACTGACCACCGGTAGTGCCTTGGTCAGCCCACTGGCACTGAAGAAGGCTTCCTGGACGGACTTCTGGTAATCCTGAAGAGGCTTGACGTTCGCCTGCACCGCACGCGCGAACTCCTTCGCGGCCGGGCTCAGTTCCTTGAGCCCCTCGGCGAACTTCTTGGCGCCCTTGGGATCGAAGGCCGCCTTGAGCGTGTCACCGACGCCTGCCGTGATGGCCTTGAACGTACCAAGCGCGGCAGCACCGCCTGCGAAGAGAGCGGGGAGGGCGCTGGCCAAGCTGGCGATGCTCGTGAGCTGAGGAACGACCCCTAGAAGCTCGACGACCAGATCGGCAGCGCCCGCAGCTGCATTGGTCATCCCCACCGTGAGGAAGGTTAGGCTGGCGCCCTTGCCGAGACCCTTGAGAGTGGCCCCTAGCTTGGAAAGATCCCGGTCGGTGTCCTTGCTCTTGTCACCGACACTATCGATGTCCTTCTTGGCCTTGTCGACGGATTCTGCACCGTCATAGCTCAGCTCGATCTTGCCATGGGCAGTGCCGAGGTCGTACGCCATGCCCCGCTCCCGTTCCTACAGTGCCGAACCGCGCTTGGCAGGGTCGGCGTATCGGCGCTCAGATGGCAGCCAGCGCCTGATAACCCGCTGGCGTGCAGCCTCGGCCCCCTGCTCGTTCTTGGCGCCTTGCACGGCGTCCTGTAGGGCTGCGTCAAATGCACTGCCCCACCGGACCACGGCGCTGTCAAACGCGTAAGACTCGAAGCTGCCTTGCTCCAGCCCGTACACCGCACTTGGCCGACAGCTCATAGCTTTCGACATCGACCAGGCGTTGAACAGGGCCTCAGGACTTTTCGCGAAAGTTATCCATCTTGCTCACGCCTTGCGTCGCCCGGTTCATGATGGCGATGCGGTCGGCGAGCTCGATGTCGTCGGTGTAGACGACGCCTTCGAAGCGACCCTGCACAGCTCCGGTCTCGTCGGGCTTCGGGATCGAAAGCACGACCGGCCGGACCACGACCAGCGGGATCAGCTCGTCGAGAACCTCGATAACCTTCTCCATGTCTTCCTTGGAGGGAAGGGCACTGATGAGAGCAGACGGCGGCTGGCCTTCGGCCTTCTTGATCTGGTCGTCGGCGAGTCCCGGAAGCCGTGTGATCTTGTCGAGCAGGCCGTTGCCGATGAGCTCCTCCGGCCGGAGCTTCTTCATCCGGCAGCGCTGGCCGCTCGGGACCACGAAGTCGTACTCCTGAGAGCCCCAGGCCGTGACCGCGTACGGGTCCTTGTCGCTCTCGGTGCCGTTCGGCTTCGGGAAGTTCGGCTGAATGGAGTCCGGGAGGGTGGTGAGGTACTGCTGGCCGTCCGCGTTCGGAGTGTTGGCCGCCTTCCAGGCTGCGAACTCTGCGGGGCTCATGTCGGAGAAGTTGGGCTGTGCCATTGTTCTGCGCTCCTTGGCGTCTGTGAACGGTTGTTAGGTGGGGGCCGAGCTCCCCATCGATACTCGGCCCCCGGTCTTGCTACGGCGCCGCGCTGAGCGCCGTCTCGTCGGCCTGCATGGTCCAGACCTTGCCGACGTCCGCCGCCGTGAGGGTGGCGAAGCCGGTACCTTCTGCGTGGCTGACCCAGAACTCGCCGTCGGTGTGGCTGCCGGAGATCTGCTCGGCCTTCGCGCGGTGAATGATGGTGGCGTGACTGCCGCCGCTCTCACTCATCGCAAGGCCGGACAGATAGAAGTCCGGGTAAGCGTCCGTGCCCATCCGAATCCAGGTATTCTTGACGTTCGGCGTGGTCCCGGTGGTGGCGTACGTACCACCGGCGATCACGACCATCGCCTGGAACTGGATGCCGCCTGCCTCGAGGGTCCAGCTGACGCCACTGACGGTGACTCGCTTGGCCACGTCGGTGTCGTCACCGCGCAGCGTCTGCGTCTCCGTCTCCTCCTGGAACTCCAGCGTCTGCGCGTTGGGCAGGTCGACCAGGGTTCCCTTGACGCCTGCGCCGTCCAGCGTGGCCACCTTGATGTCCCGGAGGCCATAGGGGAGGCGGATGTTGTTAATTGCCATTGTCACTCCCTTCAACTACTAGGGTCCGGTACCGGGTGGTCCCGAGGACCTGTCCTGTACTGCTGTCGAAGCGGTGAAGAACCACCACCCCCGGTTCCGCACCGCAGCGACTGCTACGGCACTTCACCTCGATCTCGCGGCCGATCAGCTCTCCGAACTTGATGCCCTCCGGGCACCGCAGTTCTACAGCGTGACCCGCTTGAACATTGGGTCGCTCTCCAGGTACTCGGCGGCTTCCGGCGTGATGTCCGTCACCGGCACCAGCATCCGGCCGTTCTTCCCCTTGCGCCACACGACCTCCTTCTTGCCGAGCTCGAGGTCGTGGTACTCCTTGAAGTCCTTGGCGAACACGGTGTGCGTGCCGTGCTCGCCCCGGTAGAACTCCGTGCCGTACGGTTCCTGACCGACGAACTCGATGTACTCGGTCTTGGCGGGCTCCTCCGGCTCCTCGGGGGCCAGTTCATCCGGAGCGACCGACTCGTCCGCGTCGATCTCCTGCTCCTGAGCCACGAAGTTGTCCGTCACAGGTCTGCTCCAATCACTTGCCAACTACTGAACTTGAAGTTGGTCATGTACGTGTCTTCTTCCTGGTCGCCAGAGTGGCCCAGGTAATCCATCTGGGTGATGCGCCCGTCCACTCCGACCAGATCATGCACGGCGGAGAACAGACCGTAGATGCCAGTGCCCTTGTCCGGACTGCCGAGCACCTGCTCGATTTTCTGGTACGAGCCACGCTTGTCGTGTACGTCAACACGAAGCTGCTTAGCGAACGTGCTCTTGGCGTTACCGGTAACCGGCGCCAGCCAGCGGAGCACCACGAAAGGCTTCGGTGGGGAGTCCACG